GCCTTGGCTTGTGGCAGGCATTTGGGTTTACCTTCGCTGCTATCACCTCGAGCACAGTCACCGCGAATTTTTCCGTCAGGACCAAATCTCACCCATTTTTCTTTAAACCATTTACGAAGATTCTCGTTGACTTGTTCGTTATCGAAATCTTGCAACATCATCGTGTATATCCCTTAAAGCTTTTGATTGGGCTTAACACATTGGTGTCAGGATTTTCCAAACTTCCTGGTTCAATGAGAATTTTGGGTTTGAGTTTTAATTTTTTTAATGCAGCTAAAATTTTCTGCTTGTCAACCTCTGTATACGCCCCGAAATAGGCCTGGTCGTTGATCCAACTGGCAGAATCTAATTTGGCCAGCACATCAGGATCTGCTCCCATTAAAATTCCTGCCCTATATAAATCATAGTATTTGTTTATATCTTTGCCGGTTATGGCACCAGGATTGGCATAATCGTAAGAAGGATGTAATTTGCCATCAATCGCATCATAACGGCTTTCAGATATAAATTCTTTTGCTCTCATTCTACCATGCTCTACATGACCAATATCTGGCCTTTGTGCGCGGTCCGGGATTATCACAGTTATGTCTTGCTCGAAAACTTCTTCTACGAGCAGGATTAGATTTTTTGATTTTCATGGTTTTTTGTCCTGCTTTTTTTGCACTGGTACCCCCATGACCAAAATTGACTTTTTTAATATTGCCGGTTTGAGGATCTCGGACATATACCTTGAATTTTTTTACATCGCCACGCATGGGTTTGCCCAATGGAACTTTTCGACCTTGATATTCTGCCTCGCTGATTAAATAATCGATCTCCATGTCTCCTTCATGGGCTGTGTCAAAATCATCTATCAATTTCCAATTTTCCAGCAGTTGATAAATTTCCACAGAACTATCTATCAGCAAATTGCCTTGGTTGTCTTTGTCCATGATATAAGTTTCTAACAGAGTCGAATCCTCTAATTCAATGGCAAAATTGTCACCTACTGCTGGATTGAAAAACCATTGTTCGGCTTCTTGTAGATAATTCTGTAATTTTTTCATATTTTTCTCAACAGATTTTTCAGCTGCGACAGTTCGATATCTTCAGACATCTGTCTATCTAATTGACTGGCTAACACTGGTACAGTGCTTTGGCCTGTGCTTTTTGGTCTATTTAATCCACCGCTATACTGCAACGCATCATCATTGTATTCTGTATCTGTTGGCCAGTTTGGAGAATTTTCGTCGACCATTTGAGAACAACCGCATGGCTCTTGATCGCAAACTGGACAAGAATGCTCATCGCTGTGATAATGATCATCATGCATACCTGCTAAATTTAAGATCTCGGCCAGTCTTTCTGCATCCTCCCCGCTGGCTGTGATAGATATCGACTTGTCCACAGCACCATTGTCGTTTGAATTTTGAGACACAGTGATACTCATAGATTCAGAAATCATATTTTCTAGTTCTCTGTTCCAACTGTCGTAGATCCCTTTGCCAAATGACACTGCCTTTTTACCTTTGGGTTGCTTAGGACTGTCTCCGCTATCACTGACAGCCACACTACCCGAGGTTGTGGTTTCGTCGACCTTTTTCTCTACATGTTTAGGTAGACCTGTTCTTTTTGTTTTGGCAAATTTTTTTAATTCAGCAGTGCTCATGTCCGTCATTGCAGCAGAAGCAGTGCCTTTTTTAGGACGGTGGCCTTCTCTTTTGGCTTTTAGAGCAATAGCAGCAGCCCGTTGCTGTGCGCCACTAACTGCTTTTTTTTCTGCCAATGGTTCTTCTTGGTCTTTTTTGCTGACCATGTAGTCACGAGCTGTATCAAGATAATCCACCGCCTTAGTAATTTTAGCCTGTACCCATTCAGGCAGATTTTCTTCGCTGTCAAGAATACTTCTTAATTCGTTAGCTGCATCTTCTGCGGTGCTGAGTTGTGTTTTGGCCATATCGCCTTCACGATCATATTCACCGCGATCTGCTGGATGAATCATTTGGTCGTCAAGTTCTTCTTTGACTTTTTTAGGTCTTCCTTTTTTAACATCAGGGTCCATACTATGTACAGTGCGTGGTCCCTTCCATGCCGGAATTTCTATTCTACCAAACGGTGCATCATAGGTATGCTTAGGCCCTGTTGGGCGGCCTGGATCATTAGGTTCATTGCCTGGTGTTTCGCCGGTTTTGACATCATATCGCCGTGTATGCCTTAAACCTGTTCTAGTAGTTTCTATATCACCTTTTTTTCCTTGGCGTACTTTTGCTTCTTTAGCAAATTTCATTTTACCGCCCATTTCATCCTTGCCAAGTCTACCGGCTATGACATCACCGCGGGTGATTTTCTTATAAGGTTTGGCATTGTTAGCTAAATTGCCGTCTCCCTTGCCTTCCGCGATGCCTTGCTCTAATACCTGATTTTCTTCCATACCAGCAAGACGCATCATTTCCGATAAATCATCCTCCTCTTGTACTTGTAAATCACTGTCTAAAGTAGAAGGGTTGACTCTATTTCCCGCTAGCCCAGGAATATCCACACCATGTGGTTGTAATCTATCCGCGGCATAGATTGTATCCAGTTTCCTGTCTTTATTGTAGCTGACTAGTTTCTCTATCGGCAGCGGGCCTGTCCCAACGTTGTTGGGAAAAACCCAGTTACCGGATTTTACCGTATCAACATCTGCTCTAAATTGCCTGTTTTGCCTAGCAGTTTCCTGGTCTTGCCTAGCAGTTTCCTGGTCTTTCAGCCATCTCTGCATCATATCCCGTCCTACCTGATTCAGGCCCTGCCTAATTTGGTCGGCATCACCTTGCTCTAATACCTGATTTTCTTCCATACTAGCAAGACGCATCATTTCTGACAATTCATCTTCTCTCATATTGCATTTAGATGCTGGTGTAAAAGGTGGACACTTAGGTTTAATCTCATTATCTCTGTCTCCAGTCTGAGGTTCTGATCCAGATTGCGTGTCCGACGAAGTCTGCGATCCCGATTGAGGTTGAGATTGAGGCAAAGTAGGTTTTGGTATTAATCTTCTTTCACCTGTGTCTGGATCTACAAACATTTTTTCATCTAATTGTTTCTGAATACTGTATTTTTGATATAAGTCACTGCCTGCCTGTTCTAAGATGGCAGTTTGTTTGTTTGTTTTATCTTCATTGATTACAGTTTTGGGTTTATCTAATTCTGATAATTTTTTGTTTAAATCATAAAAAAATGTCATATCTTTATCCTCTTGGTTGAGCACCGGTGGCTGGTTTTGGTGGTCTCTTTATGTTAGAAATTGGACTAACTGTACCTTGCGGCAACTTGTCAGTGGTTTCTGCTGCGGGGGTTTTACCACCTGCCACAGTAAAGTCTGATCTATAGGCATTTTTCAACACTGCGTGATCATATGGCCCAGTGCTGTAATCTTGTTTTAACTCATTTTGCTCGGCCGTATTTGTGGGGAAATCAGTATCTTTGAGTAGATCCTGGTTTTCACTGTTGATTCTTTCAACTTCATTGGCCATGCTGTCTTCATGACCAATTGTCAACATGCGAACCAGACTGGGATTCATGCCCATGATTTGTGCCAATTGCTGTATTTGAGGCTCGATGGCTGGGTATCTGAAACTGACATCCACAGTGGTCATTGATTGATTTTTAATGTCCGGAAAGTCTTTCAAAGTGGTCAGTATTGGTGTTGTTTTGGGCTTTGACATCTTGATAATGTCAAATTGACTGCATTTTTTTTCTAATTCATTGAAAAAACTGTCGGGGACCTCACCAACTACTTTTATTCTGTAGTCATAAGTTCGTTGACTTTCTGCTAGATAGTGCTGAAATGTTTTCATTTAAGATAATCCTATAACATATTTATTCTTTTTTGTGATTTTGCTTTCGTTCATTTAAAAATTTTTCTAACACTTCATTTCTACTTAATACCTGTCCTTGTCCAACTGTGATTGCAGGATTTACTTCATCTGTCTGCTGATCTAATCTAGCCTTTTTTAATTGTAACTCAACCATACGAAGTTTTTTATTTATTTTGGCTGTTTTGGCAGATACAGCATGTCCCAGCATGTTGCTGGCCACAGAAAATATTTCGCCAGCAAATCTGGTATCTACATTGAATCCCAGATCCATTAAATCTTGAAATTTTTCTTTGGCCAAATCGGCCAATTCGTCTAGTTCTTGATCACTGCTGTCAAGATTTTTTACCAAGGGCAATGCATTGTCTATTTTGTCTATGGCATGATCAATGTTTTCTATGATAGACTTGGATTCAGATACTGTATTTTCAATGGCTTTTATTTCTGGATCTGGTAGATCAAAAAGTTTAATAAGGTTATCGGTCATGCCGATATTTATCGTTTTTTTCCGTTTACAAACAAATGATCTTCATTTATAACACGAAACTTCAATCCCTGTCGTTTGCACCACTGTTGAGCAGCAGCCCACTTGCTGTAGTTCACGGCCACCACGGCACGATCTCTACTGTTCATCTTGCCTTCAATCAAACTTTGATTTCTGGGTTTGATTTCGATGAGTTCCGCAGTAATTTGATTGTGTTTGTTACGATAGGTTATTAAAAAATCAGGAATATATCTGGTTTTTTTTCCTGTGACAGGATTGATATAGGGAATACTGACACTTTCACTTGCCCAATGTAAAATATTTTCGTTGTTGTCACAAAATCGCATAAAGGCATGTTCCCAACTGGATCGATATCTGGGGCTACCCTTTCCCACATATTTGTCAGGGTTCTGAACATGATAG